GACATGCTTTATCATAAATCTTTTATTTACAACAGTCTCAAATGGAATACCAAATAAATATTTTTTCTCAAAATGAACTAAAAAATCATCTATAGTATTATCAATATCACCATAATTTAAAAGATTTCTTGAATGATAAATTGGATTTCCATTGGATTCCATCCACTCAAAATATGCTTTCATAAACAATATGAAAGTAGGCCCCTCTTCTCTATAAAAAGAAGGGAATTGATTTTCAATAAAGTTTGATATTTTTGTTTCTATTGAAAATTTCATATTACTTTACTGTTTCTATTACATTTACATTAACATTAGAATTGTCAATAAGTAAAATCATATTTTGAGAGGAAATGACATCCTTGTTTTTAGTATTAACTAAAAATGAAATATATTGATCATAACCTTTTATTTTAATATTATTAACTTCTACTTTACCAGTAGTGTAATTTATTGAACCAATATTAGATTTAATTGTAACTAATTGTCCAGAAATTTCCTTATAAACTACCAGATTACCATTACCATCATCTTTTATTTGAGCAAATTCTGTTTCATTGTCATCATCATCAAGATATGTAAATTGTGTTGTTGTTAGAACAACAGAATTATGTGTATATCCTGTACATAAAGTCTTTCTTGCTTCTAACTCATTATTGTAGTTTATAACAAAACTTACTTTTTCATTTACTTTTGGTGTTTGTCTTGAAAGCAATCTTACTTGTGTGTCATTACTTGTAATATTTTCATCAACAGCATCAATTGATGTAACAAATTTACTATACCTAAAATCGTTATCAAATTTTGATAGATTATCAGTTCCAAAATCTAATATATCTTGAGTTACTAATGATTTAATATCAGATACAGATTTTAATGATGTTATTGTATTAAGTTGAACTGTTGATATAACATGAATATAAAAGAAATCTGGGTCAACAAAAACAATTCTATTTGGAAGAGCAATGTAATCCAATAGATAATTAAGAATATCGTTCTTTAGAAAGTCTGGAGCAACTGTTCCAGATGCTGGTTTTAATGAAAGTAAAACTTTACCATATTGTTTAGGTTCTACTTCTTGTCCACCATAAACATTAACATCTGATAGTGCACCACCAAATCTAGCTAAAACTAAAGCAGAATAATCATTTGATGCGACTGCTCTTTGTTGTGTAGCAAAATATCTTGGTGCTCTAAATTTAACATCGTCCATAGTTTCTTGGAAAGCACCATCTGCAGAATTAGTAACTACTGTAGTAGTTACAGTTGTGACTTCACCAGAGTTTATTGGTCCTAAATCATCAACAAGAGAAAGATCTGAAATACCATTAGAGTCTTTGCCATTGTTTACAATATACTCTGCTTCAATAGTGGCAAAATTTTGTGGTTTTCTTCCAAAAATGACATTACCAAAAACAATTTCATATCTATTATTATCAGATGGTTGTAAGAAAAATACCTGTGAGTTTTTATCTATACCAAGAAGATTTTCTGCTCTTGTGTAGTTATATGTGTTAGCACCATTGTTCTCTATTACTGTAACTATAAGAGTATTAACATCTATATTTTCATTTGATAATCTTAAAACTTGTGTTTCATCTGTTGAATCATATATGAAAGAATCTTGAAAAAACGAGCCTTCTAGAACTTCAACATTTGAAATAGAGTAAGTATCATTTGCAGATGTAATGACATTTGCTTCATTAGTAACAAACTCAAAAGAATCATTTGAGTTTGAACCAGAAAATCTAGTTCCTTTTGGAATTGTAAGAGGCCCATTAATACCAGTTGTTTCAAATGTCAGATCAAGAAATGCAACCGATGATCTATTTGAAATAGGAAGATAGTTCAATTCTTTTGAGTGTGATGCAACTGAATCATATTTTTGAGAAGAATCAAGAAACATCTCAGAAGCAACCATATTTAAGTAGAAAGAATTCAAATATGAGTTATATGTCATTACATCAAGTAAGACATTAATATTTGAACCTTCAAAATCATAATCTTTTAAAACAGATTGATTTTGAAGGTAAGTTTTAAAATTTTGTTTTAGTGTATCAAAATCTAATGACGAAATGTTTAATGAACTATTTGCCATTTAACGAACTCTTTTCAGTAATGGTATTGTTAATACTATCTCTTCTGTACTATTTATAAGAGTATAAACAATGGTTACTACTATTTCATTTTCACTTATTGGATTATTTGATTGACTAACTTTTAAATCTAACGAGGATTCAACCAACACATCAATAAGATTCACTCTTGGTTCATTGTTTAGTATTGTGGTTTCAATAAAAAATTCAATTTTACTTAATTGTGCTTCTGTGTTATTCTCAAAAAGAGATGCATTTACATCTGAACCAATTAAAGGCTGATAAAGTCTTTCACCAACATTTGTTTTGATAAGATTTCTTAATGATTGATTTACTGCTTTTTCATTTGTCACACGACCAAGCTGATTTCCTACAGGAGTCTTTGCAAAAGAATTTAAGAAATCAGAGAAAAATTCTCCTTGTTTTTCTTTTGGTGAAATAGATTCTGCTCTTGTTGGTCTAGTTACCATTTATTTTTTCCTTAATCGTATGCAAATACATCTGAAGAACTTCCTGATGGGTTAGTTGGTCCTGTTGGGTGTAGAAAATTATCAGGAGCCGCTTCGTCACCCACAGCAACTATAATTAATTTATCTTCAATATAAATGTTAAGTTCTCCAAACACTGCATTTAAGTTTCCAGCCCCGTGATCATTAGGGTCTCCATTGACCGCCCATAATAAATCATTTACATAAACAGTAGACTGATTTTGTACTATAGTCGCAGCTCCACAAAATCTACTATCAGTATCTCTATGTGCTCCTGGCATTTAAATATCCTTAGTCTGCATATTCTTTTGCTGCTGGATTTAGATCAATTCTATCTGCTACAATCTCAATTCTATCTGGTCTAATCATAATATAAGATGAACCACAAATTAATAATATTTCTTGTGCTGCTGATATTCTTGCCTTACCAGAATCTAGTTGTACATCCATATTACCAGACTGAACATTTATACCATATTCACCATTTTTTACTATATCATATCTTGATTCGCCAGTGGAATGAAAAGAATCTTTTTCTACAGAAAAATTCTTAGAACCTGTAACTTTCTCGTTATCATTTCCTGAAGTAACTTTTTGTTTGTTATTTTGTGAACCTTGTGAAGTAGCACTGACAATATTACCATTTGTAATTTTTACTTCATTTTCACCAACGGCTCTTGCATAATTTTTTTTAACTTCACAACCACACTCTTTTCCTACTCCACTTTTACTATTTCCTCCAACATTGTTATCATCATTAGCATTTTTTGTACTACTTTTATTGTTAGAATATTCTCTTACACTGCCCGGACTTAGTGATAAATCAAGAGAATTTCTTTTTGGATCTGAATCATAGTTTTTAGAAGTAAAACCACCATCAGATGTTACGGTAGTTCGATGATCTTTATCATTATTATTAGAATTATCACGAGTTGCCTGAGTAACACGTCCATCTGGACCAATTTCAACAACTGGAAATGAGTTTCGTCTATTTTCAGTAGGAACACCAGCATTTGTTTTTGATTCATCTGGTAATCTTGGTTTATGATCATTATTACTCATTAAACTATTTCCTTTACAAAGTTAAGAAGTTTTTCTATGTCTACATCATTAAATACAGCATCTAATTCTTCTGCCTTTGCTTTAAAATCTTCTAAATCTATTTCTGCTACTTCTGTATTTGGATTTCCAGACATTCTTGACAAATGTGTTAATGATTCATCCTTTATCTGATTTACAGAAAGAGTTGTATTATTTAAATTATTACTCATATTTTTAGATTTACTATTTGGTTTCATAGCAAGATTTGCGTATTTTTCAATTACATTTTTTAAAACATTATGTTCTTTTGTAGCATTATTTAACAATTTATTCATTTTTGTATTATCTAAAAATGAATTTGGTAGATGTGATGTTTTTGCTTGATTTATAGCACCACCGAGTATTGGGCCAAGCATACTAACTAAATCAGTAGAATTGCCAGAATTTTTACCTGCTGCTTTATCCTCAGTTGTATCTGCTACTTGATTACAATATTTTTCTAATAGTTCATTTAATATAGGAACTGTTAAAGTTATAGAAACAATATAAGGAGATAAATCAGTTGCTAATCCAGTTTCAGCATTAGTATAAACCTCTTGTTCTAAGTTATCAAAAGGCAAATATTCTGAAGTTCTGAGAAGATATACTTTTTCTTGATTAGGACCTTCATATTCAACATAACCAGGATATGGATCATTTTCTTTTGTATAATATACCTGAACATAGAAATCAGGAATAGTTGTTACTACATTTGGTGGAATGTTATCACCAAATACTATTTCTGGTATAATAGATACTGGAAGGTTTTTTTCACCATAAAGTAAAACTGAAATGTATAAAGACATAAGAGAATCTTTTACCATCTCTTTATAATCTTCTAATAAATCATCAAAATTAGTAAAAAGAGGTAAAGTAAAAGAAACTAAAACTGGACCATATCCATATTGTTTAACTAGGATACTCAATGCTCCTGTAAGAGCATCTGTTACTAATTCTTTTACTCCTGAAGTTGGGGTTTGTCCACCTTTATCATTTCCGGCTGCACCAGAGCTATTTCCAGGATTTCCTTTAGTTGAGAGTGTTTTAGTTATTTTAGACACTTCATCATAAAATCTTGGAAAAATATTAGATAGTCTTTGAGGGTCTACTTCATTTAATCCATCTAATATTGAATTAGTATTTAATGCACCAGCAATTGTACTTATATTTCTTGTAGGTGCATATCTATCACCAAGTGTTTTTAAAGGGTTTTTTCCTTTGTTTTCATATGCAGGATTTCTTGCCATTTTATGTCCAATCTACCATTCTATTCGTTGATGTTGTATCAAAATCTTTACAATCTGGTTCTTCATATTTAACACCTCCAGCTCTTTGATTATATAGAGCTGTTAATTGAGAAGTTCTTTGTGTATCACCTCTTTCTGGATCTAGACTATCAAAGTAAGTATCTGTATCGTAACTACTAGTTCCAGGAGGAACATAATTTTTAGACCCAAAAGGTCTACCACAAGTTGACATAATATGTATCATTCCATTTATTGTTTCACATAAAACATAAGTTCCAATTGGAAGAAATGGTGTAGAACCTAAACCAGCAATATCAGGCGAATCGGTTTGTCTAGCAACTTTAGCTTGTAACAAGTCTTCTTTTTTTATATCTTTTGGATCTTGTGTAATAGGTCTTACAGTATATCCAACACTAACGCCACCCGCACCAGTATCATCACCATCAAAAGGTCTACAAACTATTTGTCCCATCCACATTTTTTATCTCCCTTCTGGGTCTCCCTTTAAAGTTTGAAGTACTTGAGTATATCTTGGTTCTTCTCCAACAGCACCAATTCTATGTATAATTGTTCTCACTAACATTTTTCCATTTATTTTTGGATTTCCAGTAGTAGTATTTTTATCATCTTTTGCTAGAATAGCAGTGTTAATAATTTTCCCTATATCAACCCCACTTCTAGAAAAAACTGTAAATTCAGCAGCATTGTCATTGAGGTGTAAATTTTGATAATTTAGTTTTTCTGCTGCTGTAGAATATTTACCTTGTGGATATCTATTATCCAAAGGATTTGGCCAAGTATTAATTGTATTATTTTCATTACCTGCTCCTTTTTTACCAGGATTTGTACCAGCAGTTCTAAATAATTCTGTATTAGGTTTTACTTTTAATCTAAGATTACCATTAAGTGAGTTAAATTGAGATGTACGTACATCCCCTGCTCTAATTTTTGCTGAATTCATACAAATATTAGATGGTGAAACATTAATAATAACGCTATCATCTGGTTCTGTATTTCTTGCACTTTCTATAAAATCTGCAACAGAAGATCCACTAAACATATTTTCATAGTTATTAAAAACAGGACAACCGTCTTTATTATAATAAACTATAACATAAGAAGAATTATCTCCTTGTCCTTGTATTTTAGCATTGTTCAAAGCTTTTTGAACTGCATTTTCAAAAGACAGTTGATTAATATTAAGAGAGGTTGGATTGGTTCTTACTTCTGATTTAAAACACTTGGTTCCTAATTTTTCATAAATCTTTCTTAAATGTTCTTCTACAGGTTTATCTTTAGCACCATAAACAACTCCACCATTTATCTTATTTGTATCTTTTCCATTTAAAGTAAAAATATAAGTGTTATGTTTTCTTGCAGAATTATTTGTATCACTCCCATCACTATGAGAATCTATATTCTGTCCAGTATCAACCATAAATTCAAAGTTAAACCTTTGACCATTATGGTCTGTCCAACTAACTTCTGCTGTCTCTGATCCATCACCTTTTATCTTTGCTAAATTTCTTTCCGCATCAATTACAGATATTCTACCAATAGGGCCAAATTTCTGAGATAAACATTGTTTTATCATAATACCAGCAACAAGAGCAGGGTCTACTGTCTGACCACCAATAGTAACTTGTAAGCTTGATATTTGTCCTGGATTTTCTTTAGGCATATTTATTCCTCAAGTAAGTCAAGTAAACCTATAACAGCATTTCCTGCCAACGAACTGTCTAAGACTTTAATAGTTCTGTTATATTCATTCTTTTCAAGTTCATCATCATAGTGTGTAATACCTTTCCAATAAACTTCTTCTTCTGGTGCTATATTATTTGACACAAGAGTTGCAGATGTGAATATTGTATTTATCTCACTTTCTCTGCCGTATATGTAACTTGAACCAGAAATAGTAATAGTATTACTTTCTAAATGTGTTCCTGATAAATGTTTTAAATATACTCTTGTATTAGATGATGAAATTACTTGTCCAGAACCAGTATTTGATGCTGTAAATACAATATCGCATATTTCATTTTCTGTAAAATTAGTGTTACTTACTTCATAAGAAACAATTTTATTTGTTGTTATCTTCCAATCTTTTGGTACTCTTTTATACTCTAATATATTACCAAAATCATCATATACTGGATGCCAATATTTTTTCAAAGAAAAAGCAAGTGCTTCATATCCATTTGTTTCTAATGGATCGCTATTTGTCCAGTCATTCCTATAGTAATCAATCTTTTGTTGAGATTCTACAACAGATCCATATTTTGTAGTAAGAAAAGAATTAAACTCATCATCTGATAAATACCATTCATAATAAGGGTCTACAATTTTATTTGATAGATATACTAACCAAGTTTTAAACTGGTCATCATAGTATCTATAACTAAACTGATCTGGTCTTTCGTGTTCTGAAATATCATAAGTATAAAAAATATA